CCGCACGTCACCGTGGTGGACGCGGCGGCAGCGCCGTAGTTTGGGGTGAGGCCGGTCAGGGCGACGGCCTGCTGGGCCAGGAGGGCCATGGGTTTCTCCTCAGGATGTGGACTGGAGCCGGTACTGGATCGGCAGGAAGTAGACGGGCGGCGATAGGTCGTCGTCGCGTTGGATCGGGGGCCCGCCGAGTTCCTCCGGTCGCCAACTCGCGCGGCCCGCGACGGTGAGCGGCAGGTACAGCGCGCCGCGGACCTTGTCGGCGACCCACAGGCACTGCTCCTCCGCCGGCCCCACGCACGTCACCTGGAAGCTGCAGGCGAAATCCGTCCGCAGGTCGGCCAGCGATTCGCTCACCGACTGGCCCGGGTCGAAATACAGCACCGCATACCGGGTGACAGATCCGGTTGGCGGTGCGCCGTCGGGGGCCTGACCAACGCCCACCGCACCCGACGGCAACGCCGCAACCAAGGCGGCCAGCACCGCATCCCGGTGAGGCAGGACCGCCGGGGCCGTCACCGCAGCACCGTCAAACCGAGCGCCTCCACCGCAGCGATGAAGCGGGGCTCCTCCGCGATCAGTGCCCTGCCGCCATCGTTGTGCGGCGGGTTGTTGACAGACCCGTACTCCAGCAGGTTGCCCAGCGCACCCTGGGGCCTGTCCTTGTCCGGTCCGATGACCGCCTCGACATAGCCCACGCCAGCGACTACTGGGTCGTAGCCGATGCTGTACGGGTAGATCCGCCCATGCCGTCCGGCCGTCGCGATCGCATTCGCACGCCAGTCGTTCTTGATATTCAGCGCACCCTTGGCGACAACGGCCTTCGCCTCACGCTGCACGGCCGCCGACGCGCCCGCCAGATCGACAGCCAGCGACAGCAGCCCCGACACGTCCGCCCCACCGCTCATGACCGATCCTCCGCACTGATCCGCCACGCCGTCGCCTGCGCATTCAACTGCTCCGCCGTCACCCACAGCGTCCGGCCCGTCAGGCGCCCGTCGGAGGATGCCGTCACCTGAACCTGATCACCTGGTCGCACCGTCTGCCCGGTCGGCGGCAGCGCCGAGAACGGCACCGACACCACGTACTCGCGGAGCACCACCTGCTGCTCGCCCGCCTCGACACCCGTGGAGGCAGAGCGCCCGAAGGGCTTCACCCGCGCCTTGCCCGAGTACAACTCCACGGGGGTACCCGGCGTCTCCGTGCCCGTGGTCCGGTTGAACACGACCGGGCCCGGCCGCCAGATCCGGACCGTGTCGAGCATGATGGCCTCGTGCTCGCGCCGGCCCGAAGCCAGGGCGGCATCCAGGGCGCTCACGAGGCCCTCACACTGAACGCGGCGACCCGGTACGGCCGCAGGTCTTCCTTGTGCTGCTTGGTGAGCGCGGCGCCACCGATGGTCTCGGAGGCGAAGGTGCGGCTGTAGTCGTCGATGGCGACCGACCGCAGATTCTCCGGGTTGCTGAGGGTCATCGTTGCCAGGTCCAGGACCACGTCGAGGATGTCGTCCGGGATGTCGCTGTAGCCGTGGCTATAGGTCAGCCGGACCGTCGGCGCCCAAGCGCCCAACGGCCGGTTGAACGGCCAGCCCATCAGTCGCGAGGGTGCCCGCCACGGATAGCCCCGGGTCAGCTCCGAGCCGAGGCGGGAGTAGTCGCGGTTCTCCAGGGCCACCCATTCGATGCCGCTGAAGTCGGCGATCTCCACCACGGTCAGCGGATTCGACCCGTCGACCACGAGCGGCCGTTGCGGAACCCGCAACACGCGCTCGCCGCCCGGGACTTCGATCGTGTCCCCGGTAACGAATGAGATGTCCTGGCGGGTGTACCTGCGGACCCGGCCCGACGCCCGACGCAGCGCCAGCGTGGCCTGAGTGGTATCCAGGCTGCCCGTCGGGCGCTGCATCGCCGCCTCAAGGTCGGCCACCGTCGCCAGCAGGGGAAGAGCCACGGCAGCCTCCCCTCAGCTCTCGGCGAGCTTTTCGAGCTGCTTCACCAGCGTGGAGCGCGGCTTGTCCCGCTCCCGCTCCACTTCCAGCGCGACAGCCGCCCGCTCCAGGTCGTCGCCGACCCAGGCCAGCACTTCGGCGGCCGTGCCGTCGATGGGGAACAGGTCGCCGTCCGGCTCCGGGTCGCCGTCTTCGGACTCCGGGTCTTCCTCCGGCTCCTCCGCGACCTCGGGTTCCGGTTCCGGGTCGGCTTCGAGTACTTCCACAGTGCCGGGCTCGGTGTTGGCGGCGAGGTGACAGGCCAGATCGCCGTCGAACTCCTCACCCGCGGGGAAGTCCGTGACGGCGTAATTCCAGTAGGCCTTCGCCGCCTTCAGCATGCGCACACGCATGTCGCTCCTCCTTCCTGAAGGGTCGCCGGCGCGAACGGGATGCGTCCGCGCCGGCAGGAGACGGTCAGGCGTGCTCGATGACGACGCCGCGCTTGAACAGCGCCGCATCGCCGGAGCCCGCATCGGAGGGGACACCGAAGTCACCGGTCCACGCCCACGTGGTGGTGACGACCTGCTGCAGGCGGTCCTGCGGCGGGCGCACCAGCAGCGTGACGTCCACGCCCGGGGAGGCCGGGATGGTGCGGATGTCGGGCACGTCCTCCACGCCGGTCCCGGCCAGGAGGTTGGCCTGTCCGTCGAGGGGTGCGGACATGAGGGCGTTCGCGCCGAGGACGACCGGACGGTGCACGGTGAGGGTGCCTGCCGAGCCGCCGAGGATCGTCGGCGCCTCCAGGTTGCGGACCCAGTCGATACCGGCGAACCGGCCGATCGACAGGTCCCGGTAGATCGGCGAGTCAACGCGGCCCTGCAGGGCCTGCTTGAAGTCGGAGTCGGCGAAGAGTTCGGCCTCGGTGTCGGGGTCGATGTGCGCGACGTAGTAGCCGCCCACGGTGGGGACGGCCATCTTCCGCAGGCGGGCGACCGCCGACCGGAAGTTCGCGAAGGTGACTGTGTTGGACGAGCTGAGGTCGTAGGCGGAGTTACCGGTCGCGCGGATCGTGGTCGGCGCGTTGGCGGCCACCACGTAGTCGCCCGCGACGTCGACCCGGGCGGTGCCCAGGGTCAGGGTGCTCGTGCCGGTGTTGACGCCCGTCACCGTGTTCGCGGTGCCCGCGATGTTGACGGTGAGCGGGTTGGACGCAGACACCGCCGTGGGGACACCGTTGACCAGGACGGTCTCGAAACCGTTCGTGGACTGCACGATCATCGCCGTGTCCGAGGATCCGGCGGTGGTGACCCAGGTCCGGCCGCCCGAGTACGCCTTGTACAGCTTGTTGCGGGCCACCTGGTTGATGGTCTGCCCGGCGTTGATGCCGAGGTTCTCCACGTCCGCCAGGTACTTGCTGGCCAGAGCCAGGGTCGAGCCCAGCATGTTGGTGTCCATGCTGTTCGCGTACTGGTCCATGACCACGGACCACTGCTCGATCGTGTACGTCGAAGCAGACGGGTCCGAGCCGGTGACCGGGGTCGTCGCCGGAGCCAGGAGACCCTTGCGGGTGAAGATCTTGCTGTCGCCCAGGCCGCCCATCCAGGGCTCGGCGTCCGCGACCTGCGGGAACAGGAACTGCGGCACCAGCGAATCCCGGAACACCCGGTCCAGCGTGCCGTTCTGCAGCATCGCCTGAATCGCCGCAGGCAGATTCGACCGCACACCCACGGCGTGACGGTCGAGACGGAACCACGGCCGGGTCGAACGCGGCCGGAGAGTGAGCCGCGGCCGGACCGCGGTCATGGTTGGGGTCATGATTTACTCCTCGATGATTTCTACGGACACGAGGTCCGGGTATTGCTCGGCAATCGCCTGAAGGCCGAGCAATGCGGTTTGGGTAACGGCCGTCACGTAGGCGCAGGCGAGACCCCCGGCGACTTGCTCCTCATGACCGGCCACCTCAATCAAGGTGCGCCCGTCGCCCAACCGGGCGCGGACTTCGATCATGACCAGCGCGGCCTGAAGCCGTACTTGGCGAGCTCGGCGTGGAAGTCTTCCTTCGGAGCCGTGCGGAAGTCGGTCGGCGGAGTGTTCGGCCGTGCGCCCTGGCCGGGGTCGGCCTTCGGGCGCGGCTTGGGTGCCTTCTCGGGGTCCGCCGGGGCAGACTCGGGCACCGCCCAGTGGGGCTTGCGCTCCAGTAGGCCGTCGAGGGCCGTCTGAATGGCGTCGGTGTCGATGTCGCCGCTGTCGAGGACGTACTGCGACGGATCCCGCATCAGCGTCTCCGCCGCATCAGTCGGATCCTCGAAGCGCCCAGTCGACAGCGCCCGCACCTCGGCCGCCACAGCCCGTGCCGTGGCCTTCGCAGCCTGCTCGGCGAGACGATCGGCCTTCGCCGTCGCCTTCTCCAGATCGGAACGGTCGCGGTCCTCGAACTCGGCGACCTTCTTCGCCAGCGCCGCAGCCTCGCGCTTGGCCGTCGCAGCCTCCTGCCTCGCGGCGGCCCGGTCGGCCTTCATTTTGTCGAGGGCCTTCTTGCCGGCGTCGCCGAGCTTGTCGGCACCCTCCGGGTCCGGGTCGGGCTCCGGGTCGGCAGGATCGGCGTCCGGCTCCGGATCGACCGGGTCCGGGTCGCCCTTGGGGTCCGCAGGATCCGGGTCGGCCGGGTCCGCGGGGTCGGGTTCGTTGTGTCGGTCCAGCCGGAACCAGTCCGCGCCGTGAGCAGCGGACAGCCAGCTCTTACGGATGTTGTGCATGGTGGTGTGTCTCCCGTTGCGGGATCAGAGACCGCGCCTTGCGCGCGGCCAAGAGTGAGACTCAGACGCTCCAGCCCAGATAGCCGTACTGGCGAAGCAAACTGATGGCCTCGTCACGGCTACCGGCGAGCCGGTAAATCTGCTCGGGCAGAAGGCGCGGCGAGGAGAGTTGGAA